CCCCATCAGCACCGACGGCATTCTTTGCTCTTGTCACATTTGTCGCCGACCAAACGGCGTTGGATAGGTCACGGGAATGCAGGGCCAAGTTGGTCGCCGCAGGCTCCACAAGGAGCGCAGGACACCCCGTAACGCCGCCGCTGGTAAAGTAGTCCAAGCGGGGAATGCCGCTGGCCACGGATTCAATCAACCCCGCAGAATTGAACCTGCGTGCCTCGGTGTTGCGGGTAACGGTGAAGTCCCCCGCCCCGCTTGTGGGGATTTGCGAATACAATTTTCCCGTCTTGAATCGGGCGGGGACTATCAATAAGGAAGGCGTGGGCATATTAGAAATTGAATATTACGGCGAATCGGGCTTGCAGGCAACCGCTGACGGCGGCCTCTGCCGCTGCTGCCCCGTCGGTCGTAGCACGGGCGTTAAAGGCATCCCACGCAAGTTCTGCGGGGGTCTTGCCCATGACCATTGAACGGGGGTAGCCGTAGCCGTAGCCTATAAACATCGCTTACAGGAATGTATATCCGATGACGCTACCGACGCTTGGAGTGACGGCCGTAATCTTCCCGCCGTTCCTGCCTGAAATAACTATCCCAGCGGACACGGACTTGCCGCTCAAAGCGTAAGCGGTTAGCAGGTCTTCGCCACCTGTACCCGTGAGGGTCGTAAAGGTAGCGGCAGCATTCACCACGATGAAGTCAAAGTTTTGGCCCGATACCGCAGCGTCCACGAATCGCATGGAACCGCCCTGTCCGAGCATTTGTTGTAAGATTGGAGTTGGCATATTTCTTCTTTAGGGTAAATGTATTTTAGGAGGGAATTTCACAAACGGAGTGCGAATACGGCAGTTGGAACGACATCGTGGCCACCCACCCCGCCGTGCGGTCATCTCGGCTCTCTACAAACCTCGTAAGCGATACGGAGGTACTTAGGGTCCACTCTTGCGTCGGGTCGTTTGTAAGGCTTGAAATGAAGTCCTGAGCGATTTGCAGTTGGTCGCTCAAAACCTCGTCTTCGTTGTCTTGCCAACCCAGCGTCGGACTGCCCGAAACCACGCCACCCATCGTGGCAATGGATTCAACTCTGTCAGAAAAATAGACCCCCACAGTAAGGTTGAGAGTACCCAAGTCAGTAGTCGCTGACTGCACATCCGCAAATACGAGCGGATAGACGATTCGCTCACGGCTTGGGGTGCGAAGGTTTATCGTGTTGTCCGTTCCGATTGCAAGCGGGTCGCCCGTCCCGAAGGAGTTTACCTGGGGATGGGCATTTGCAAGCGCAAGGAGTGCTTGCTTGATTTTTATCCAAGACATAGGCTTGTAGTTTCAAAATGTTTTTTGCGTGTGCGCCCATAGGGTTCAACAGTTATTGCAGTAGGGGTCATATCCGTAAGGCCAAGGGCGGTCAAGTCCAGCACCACGGCGCAGAGTCCGAGCATCCAAGGCCATGCCCGTGTTGTAGTTCGTGCCGTTGGGGTAGATGGTGTCCAAGGCCGATGGCGGGGAATTGAATAGCGGGTAATCGGTGCGGTTCTCCATGAGGTAGCGGGTGATGCGTTCCGAATACCACTCGGCATCGTTCTTCACTTTGTCCGTGAGGCGGGTGATTTCGTCCATGCTCATTTGACTGGATTCCTCGCTGGTTCTGCGGACCATGCCCTTGTTCATGTATTTAAACGCCAATACCATCGGCAGTTCGTAGTAGAGCCATTGCACCATGGCTGGTTGGATGTAGTCCTCCAAGAGCGTCGTGTTCAAGGCCGTGGTCGTGCCGCTTACCACTTGCGTCACCATCTCCGAGTACAGGGCAGATCCAACGATGGGCTGAATCCGCATCTCCTGCACCTTCACGATGGTGGGCCGAATTTGCGTAAAGGAAACATTCTCGTTGATTACGGAATTGTCCAGCAGGGTTTGTTCGGATATGAATAGTGCCTTCATGCTTTGCTGATTTTATTGCCCTTACGGATTACCAACTGCTGCTCCCATACATGGCGGCATTGGGGGCGATTTACTCCGCTGGCGGTATGGTACCATCCACCTCTGCGATTCCAAACGCTATATCCCATGATATTGCTGATACCGTTGATGTCGTCCCGTGTATAGACCTTGCCTTGGTCAGCCAGGTCCAGCATCACCTTGCAGAACTCACGGCTCGTCCTCTTGTCCTTGTTGCTAAACCCTGCGGCCCATGCGTATTTGTAGCGGACTTCAAGCACGGGTTCATCCGTTGGCTTGGCTCCTTCCTTGGCGATTTGGTCCACGGCACGGGCGATGGGGTAGCGGTCTTTTGTGATTAGGTAAGCCACCCGCTTGGCGACTTTCGCCTTGCTTACTCCGAACTCCTTGGCCATTTCTTCCACGGAGGCATCTCGGTTCTTCTTGCGGTACTTTTCAATTTTCTCGTCCAACTCTTTCTCCTCCTCGCCAAGTTCTGCGAAGGCTTGACGCACTTGGTCATCTAAGTCGGCATCAAACCGCATTGGCTTACTGTGCATGACAACATAGTCGTCCGCATTGCTTCCAAACTTACTTGCAACCACCTCCAAGACCTTAAATTCCTCGTCCCCCCATCCGTAGTCCTCGGTATCTTCTTCGCCCCATGTAGGCTCGGAAAACGCCTGCTCCTGAACTCCGAGCAGGGTGTTCACTTCTTCAGGGGTCAAGCCGAAGCCAGCGGATAGCATTGTGCGGGCCATCTCCAAGGTGATTTTCTCTTGGGCGTAATGGCGAACGATGCGCATGAGGTTTTGGTACTCACGGCCCGACAATTTCTTGATGTTGTCGTTGCTCATCACCGCTGGTGTTTGCGGTTGCTCGTCGGGTTGGGGATTGGGACCCACCACATCGGCGGGTTGCTTTTCCAATGCCGGCAAGCCGGCTTTTTCCCGTAATTCCTCCGGGGTCATTATTTGCAGCAGGGCGGCTTCGGATAGTCGCTCGGTAATGGGTTCCACGGGGATAAGTTCCATACCCTCCACGCCGTTAAAAGACCCCAAGTAGTTAATCATCCGCTCCACCTTGCGAACTCGGTCGTTCACATAGGTCGCCTTAAACAACTCGTAAGCCTCCACCAGTTCCTGCCTGCCGCCAAGTTGCCCTTCGGTCTTGACACCGAATAGCATCGGATTCACGACACGGTGCGAAATAAAGATTTCGGACTGGATGGCCTTGTTGAGAATCTCAAACTGCTTGTCCATGTCGGACGGAGTAAGCGGTTCCAGCGTCGGAGCCTTGGACACATCGTCGTTGAAGGTCACAACAAAGCGACCTGCGTTGTCGGTCCCGCTGAACTTGCGCTTAATCTGCCTCTCAATGTCGCCCTGTTCTTCGGGTGTAGGGATGCCGTTGTTGAAGTTTATCAAGTACCCGCCCCAAAAATTGTTGCGCAGGTTGTTGTTGTGAAAGTTCGCCACCTGCACATCGGCCTCAATCCAAGCCAAGCCGCCCATGTATTCGGGGAGTGGATAGGACTTCACGCCCGCCGCATAGACCCGATAGTAGAACAGTTGCTTGCCAATTCGGTTGTCTGCATCAAAGGCGGGGATTTTCTCTACATCCCCGATTTTGGGATAGAGTTGGACCATGTCGTCGTTGTACCAATCGGCCACTTGGAACATCCGCTCGTCCTTGTCAACTCGGATTTTTTCAAAGGGGATATGCTCCATCTTGGCGATGGTTCCCATTTTGTTCCAAGTAACGGCAACGGCGAACCCGTTGAATATTTCCAAGTCAAGGACGAGTTTTTCCGTGATGTCATTCAAGTCATCATGCTCGGACAAACCATCAAAAAACTTGGCGTACCTGGCTTGCTGCTCCACGGTCATCTTTTCGCCTGGCTGCCATCCACCGCCCACGATGTAGTTCACCTTGCCATTGACGATGGCGTTGTGCTTGCTGCTTCGGCGGTAGTTGTCCAGCAAGTAATACGGATACTCATTGAACGCCCCGTAGGTGATGTATTTGCCCGCCTTGTTTTCGAGCATCACGGGGACTTTATGCTCAATCCCAAGCCATTGGGTGAATGATTGCTTTATACTCATAGCGTGTGGACGGTAAATGAAAGGGCCGAAATTGCAATACTTGCAGCATCGTTGACGGCGTTGATGTAGATGGTAAACTCGTCATTTACTGCACCTTGCAGAACGGTTTCGGTGAACACCGCATGGCCGTTGGTGTGGGTCGTGGTGATGTCGGTCATGGACTGCTCAATAGGTGTGCCGTTCTTTGCGATATACACCTTGATTTGGTTGCCGTTGCCTTGGGCCAAGACCATGCTGGCAGACACTCGCAAAGCCGCACTTGTGGTCCCCGTGTAGGTGATGGCGGTGGTGGTCCGTGTAAAGTTGTAAGTAGTCAGCAGTCCCGATTTCAACGGGGTTGTCAACTTGACGGCACTCCCTTGGGTCGGGGCAAAGTTCTTCACCTCGTCAAGGTAAAGGTTCGCCACGCCCCGCTCTCGGTCAAGAGTGGCGGTGTCGGCGAGGTCGTCGAATAGTCCACCCACACGGGCGGCGGTGTTCGCTCCTGCGGCGGTTTCGTTCGTGATGGTTGCGGCACTCGTCTGCAACTGGCTTCGGGTTTGTACGCTCATGCGAAGGATTGGTCAAAGGTTTGGTCAAAGACACCCTCGTCGGAAGAACCGAAGACGGTGTATTGGATAGAATTTGCGAAGGTGTTGAATGTGAGGCTGATTACCTGTACATACGCCAAGCCCGTTTCAACCACCGCAACGGCTGCACTAACCGTGGAAGAGGTATCGTAAACCTCGTAACGATACGAGCCTGTTTCAAGCGACCCCACGGCAATCTGAAATTTGTCATAGCGGTTGGTGTAGGAAGAAAGGTTGGCCGATTTTAGGATTGTGAAGTCGGTCGTGGCGTTCTTGGCGATGTTGGTGAGGCGCAAGATGTAACGGTCGCCCGAAGAGGCCCGCTGCGTCCAAGTGACGACGATGGTGTTGGTGGTGTTGGGGGATAGGTATATCATCCTATTCCCAAATGTAGGATGCGCCCGAATTTCACAATTTGCGCCCGATACTGCGGTAGAGTTCGGCCCTGCGCTCGGCGGTCTTGCTGATGTCAAAGCGTTCCCGAACATCCTTGGACAACTGCACGGCAAGGGAGCGAGCGTAGTCGGGTTCGTTCACGAATTTCCTGACCGCCTTGTACCAAGCGTCTTTCTTTCCGTAGGGGATGACCAGCCCGTTGTGGCCGTGGACCAATATGTCGGTGTAGGGGATGGTTTCGGAGGCGATGATAGCCTTGCCCATCCATCCGGCCTCTACAACCTTCAATTCGGATTTAAGGCGGTTGAACTTGGTATCACGCAGGGGTGCGATGGTTGCGTTGATGAAGTTGTACCCGCCCACATAGGAGTAAATGTCAGCGGCTTGGATTCTGCCGTAGTTCTTGTTAAGCCCACGGCATGATAGCATCCGCTCGTAGTCCTCGTACACGGGGTTGTTGTCGTTCCACCCGCCAAGGTAGATTTTGTATCTCCCATCCAGCGATTTGTCGTGGGCCAGCAGTCCGAACGAATGCTCCACCAATGCGATGTCTTCCTGATGCTGCGCCCCTCCGAACCATCCGATTTTAAACAGGTGCGGTTCGGGTTCGGCGGTCGTGTCGGGCAAGTACTGCTGATATGCTTCGTAAGGCTCGTTGGGGAGGATGGTGACGGCTTTGTTCAGCAGGCGTATCTTTTGGGCGAGGTGTTCGGTCGTCGTGGTCACATGGTCAGCCAAGCGGATATGCTCACGAATCTGCTCATCCAACTTGGTGGACAAATAGTGTCGGTACATGATATGTCCGCTCTCCAGCACCCAGTAGTCATCCAAGTCCAATATCACCTTCGCGCCAAAGGCCGTCAGAGCCTTGTAAACATTGCGAATTTGGTCCAAGGTACCTTGACACCACAACCGATTGAAAAGCCATATATCAACGGTCTTTAGGTCCTCATCTTTGACATTGGCGATGTTGTCCACGCATACATAGTCAAACTCGGTGTAGTTGTCGCCAATGTAGGCGTTGGGCATTTCCAAGCGGTAGAACGAGCAGCCCGTCGGGTGGGCGTTGTAAACGATGCAAATTCTCATACAACAAAGGTACAAAAAAAAGGGCCACCCCTTGCGAGATGGCCCAGACCACTAAACCATGCGGCGTATGAGAACCGCAGGTCAAAGATACGCTACGACCCGCTGATTTGTGCGGTCAGCGCAGAGAATGTTGCTGGCAAGATGTTCAGCATCGGGTCGGGTTCCATTCCCGTGAGCGTCATCTCGTAGCCTGAACGGTCGCCGAATGCAGTACCCGTTCCAGCAGTTCCAGCGGAGGCCTCCAAGCCATTCGCAGCACCCAACACCCAGTAGCGGTTGTTGTTGTCTTGGACGATGACCAGCAAGCGATTCCGAGCCAAGAGGCGCAGTTCATTCCGCACGGCGGTCTGCAACTTGTTGATGGTGAAGGTGACTTCGGGAGTGTAGAACAAGGTTCCGTTCTCGGTGCTTGCGTTCAAGGTTTCCGTCATGGACGAAGTGGCCTTGGTCAAGTCGTACTCGTAGAATCCCGATGAGAAACCCGTGAAGCCTGTGACCGTTCCGCTTCCGTTGGTGTTCACGGAACCCGTTGGGTTGAAGGCTTGTACAAAGACAGTTTTGATGCCGCCGACTGAATCTCGGCATCCGAGGGCGTAGCCCGTAGTTAGGGAGCAGGACATAGTGTATATTTATTTTGTGAGTTGCAAGAATAAAAAGCGGGGGGAAGTTTCCCTCCCCCCTTACACTTAGGCCAAGCGGAAGTCAACCATCAAGTCTGGATACGCAAAATTCACTCCAGCCTTAAAAGCAGCCTGATAACGGATAGAGTCGTTGTCGCGTGACAGCCATATCGAGAACTGCTCCTCGTCGCTCAACAAGTCGGTTCCGTAGAACAAGTTACCGAGGTAGGTGCAGACGATACGGTTGGTGTTGGTCAAGCCTGGGACTGCAACTACACGGACATTCGTGCCAGGGTAGATGATGTCACCATCAGCCAAACCTTGCAAGTCAACTTGGTTGTACATAACACCAGTCTGCGACTTCATGGCTCCAATCAAGGTGCGGAAGTTATTCCATCCGCAGAAGATTACGAGGTCGGTCTTGGTCAAGATGGCCTGTGGGATATCATTGTAAACTTTGTCAAAGATGCTGATGACATTGCTTGTGGTGATACCAACGGAAGCCGATACTGGGTTCCAAGTGGTAGATGAAGCGTTGGCAAGAACAGTTGAACCCGATGCAGCATTCAGCAACTGGTTGATACCGCTGAAGTAAGCGTTGCCCTGCCAAATGGCGTTCTCCAAAGCCTCGGCGATACGGAGGGCTTTCTGCTCGGAGAATGCTTGTTCAAATGGAACACCGTCGTAAGAGGAACCTGCGGTCAACTGTGACTGCATCCAGTACTGCTCCAAAGAGCGAGGGCAGAGTTCTTCTTGAATCTTCATGCGACCAACGGTGATATTCCGCTGAGTGAAGGTTGTGGTTCCTGAAGAAGTCCATCCGCAAGAATCACCGCTTGCAATAGCGGCATCGGTGTCCATCAGGTTGAGAGCGGCGGCTGACTTGATACCAACTTGCTTGGTGAACAAGGATGCCGAACGAGCCGAGAACACGGCTTTGGTGATGAGGGGCAAACGCTGCTGCTCGGTATAGGTAGTCAGCGGTGCAACAAATGAATAACTCATGGCTTTGTTTTTGGGGGTTAAGGTTAGTTAGATTTTTTGAGTGTTTGGATTGCTTGTGCGAGTGCGTTGAAGTTCTGCGTTGCAGCGGCCTTCCGTTGCTCCACGATAGCGGATGCAGTAGGCTTGGGTGCTTCAGAAGGGAGTTCAGCAACCTTCTCCACGATGTCGGTCATGGTTTCCATCTGCGAGGCAAATGCGGCCATTTTCTCCTTCATCTTACCCATTTCAGTATAGGCGGCCTTCAATTCCTCCATGATGCTGACCAGGTGCTTCTTGACGATTTCTTCAACCATGGCGGGGTCCACTAATGGGTAGCCTTCGGCGATTTCACTCACCACTTCACCAGCAACTTCGGGGGTTATCTCGGCAGCGACCTCTACTTCTTCGGCAGGGGCAGGGGCTTCGGCTACCACGACTTCGGTGATTTTGCCGCCCTCGGTCTTGACAACACCAACGCCCTCGACTTGGTGTTCTCCGTCCGGAGCGGGCAGGGTTTCGTCTTCGGTTATCACATAGACAGGAGTTCCAGCAACGAGGTCACCGTCCACACGGATGACCGTACCATCTACCAACTTGTAGTCGGCGAAGGCTTGCTTTTGGGTTGTGAACTTGCGGAGTTCGGTCCGCAGGGTTTCAATGGCTGATTTCAGGTTCATGTTATTGGGATTTGTAGGTTGGGTTGATATGTTGCAAAAAGTTGGTCAAATCGTCTGCAAGGCCAGCAAGTGCGACCTCCAGTTCAGTTCCTGTATTCTTCATCCCGAACAAGCCCTCCACGGAGAAACCTTTGAAGGCGTGACGGTTCTCCCACACCTCGTCGTTCTCAACCTTAAAGGACCCGAACCAAGAGCCGTCGGGGGTGTCCTCGTAGCCTTTCGGGGGAAGGATGCCCCGCTCTGCGTCGGTGATGTAACTCTCAAACATGAACACCCCGTCCAGTTCGGCGTTGTGGTAAGCGTTTACATTGTGCTGGTTGCCTTGCTTAAAATACTTTTGGACAATCTTGCGGATGGTGGCCTTGTCGAACACGACATAGTATTCGCCGTAGGTGTCGTCCTTGCGGAAGATGGGCGTATCGGCAAGCATGAGCGGTCCAGTCAGCACCCTGCGTTCTCCCGTTTCGGCGAATCTTTGCGGGGTCTTAGCGAAGGCTTGGAAGGGTTTTTCAATCGCAGGCATATCAACGAGGGCGACGAATTGCACGCCTTCGTCCACCTCATCCACAGTCATCCGATATACGGGTAGTTCCATGTGGGGATATGTAGCAGTTAGCCTAATGTTGCAAATTCGGATAAGCGGCGAACCCTGCTGGTTGTCTGCTGGATGTCACGCTCAACCACATAGGCCCGCATGGGTTGGTTCTGCTGACCCTGACCCGATGACAGGTCACCCGTTCCGAGGTTGGTCGTTTGCGGGTTGGCGAAGATGGGCGGCGGGGTCATGCTTGCGCCCGATGCTCCACCCATAACGCTTCCTCCAGGTGCGCTTCCTCCACCGCCTTGGAATTGGGTCGCTTTAATCTTGGCCACATTCGCAAGACCAGCGGCAAGGGCAAGACCTGCTTCCACGAAACGCTGACCTGGGAAGACGGTTTCCGTGGGCTTGATAGCCAAAGCCGAGTTTACGGCAAGGTAAGTGCTGACGATGGCTTGGGCGATGGATGCAGCCTTCGCAACATTGAAGGCCCGCCGTTGGGCTTCTTCGCTCTTGCCTGCACTTGCTTGGATGATGTCACCGATGACGGCGAAGGACTGCCCGACATATTTCTCACGAAGGGATGCAAGGTCCGCTTCCCGTTGCGCTTGCCCCGCTGCTGACTTCGCTTCGGCATCATTTCGCATCCGAATATTCCGCAAGTACGCATCCCGATTGCGAATCATTTGGTCCTCTTGGAGTTGGTCCTGCTTGTTGATGCGGTCCAGTTCCATCTCGTAGAGGGTCAAGTTCAAGTCCTCCACGAACTTGATAATGGCGTTATTTTCCTCTTGCAATTTGAGCAGGCGTTGCTTGGTGGCTTCCTCCTGCTCCTTGCGGCGTTGCTCCTGCTGGGCTTTGCGCTTGTTGTCAGCAGCGATGAGGCTATCGGTGTGCTTGTCGTAGGCTTGGCGGTACTGCTCCAACTGCGCTTCCTCCCGTTGCAGGGCCATGGCTTGCTCCGCTGCCCGTTGCTTCGGGTCGGGTAAGTTCAAGAACCGACGGACCGCTGCGGTCAGTTCGTCCCACTTGGCGATGAGTAGGCCAACCGCCGCAACTGCTGCGCCGATACCCGTTGCAAGGAGTGCGATACGGAACGCCTTCATGGCACCCGTGCTTGTTCCCACCGCCACGGCGTAGAGTGCCTGCGCCGCTGCTTGGCCTTGGGTGATTAGGATGGAATCCTTGTTGAGCAGGTTGGCCACCTGTTGCACACCGTTGGCGAGGGCCATCGCCGCTTGTACCTTGACGAGGGACTTTTGTAGTTCTTCCTCTTCAGCCCCAAACAAAGCCGCTGCACCCTGGGCGATTTGGAATCCCGCCGTGATACCTTGCACCGCACCGACGAAGGTGTCAATGGTTCGGGTGTCCGATGCGAGGTTTTTGATTCGCTGCTGCGTGTCCCCGATTTGGTCCTTGAGCCGTCCCGCTTCTTTCTCCATCTCACGGAATGCCTTCGTTCCGTCTTGGCCTGCAAGGGCCATGTCCGCAAGGGTCTTCTGCAATTCCCGCAGGCGGGTCTTTGCGCTGGTCGTGCCAGCGGCGGTGCTATCCTTGAGGCCAACCTCAAGTACAATTTCTTTGGTTACATCTGCCATGGTTATCCTTCGGAGGGTAGTTCGGGGTTTACAGGGGGTTCATAGCCTGGGTCAACAGGGTCGGGGTCAATCGGGCCGTTGAACAGGAATTCGGGGTCGCTTGCAATCGGTGTGGTCGTGGTGGCAGCAAACTCGGTCAGGTTGAGAATGCGTCGGAGCGTCACTCGGCACGGCTTCATCTGCCCGACGAGGTAGTCCCGAATCTCCAGCAGCCTCCACCGAATCCCGCCGTAGTACACGGGCTTGCGGAAGTCAAGTTGGTAGATGTCCACGCTTGATAGCAGCATGGTGAGTTCCAACTGCAAGGCTTCCTGTGATACGGTTTCGTTGATGTAGTTCAGCCAGTAGGTGTTGTAGAGGTTGTTGTTGGTGTAGGCGTACGGCGACCCGCTTGCGTTCACGGCGTTGTAGTACACCAAGCGAGGCTGCCCGAAGGTGAGGTCCACATTCGGGGCGTAGGGGTTGTCGATGTGGGACACGAACGGCATCTTGAGGATACCCACAGATAGTGCCGTGTTCCCGCTGACCCCGTATTGGTAGGCCCACTCGGTCTGCCCGTCGATGAGGTTGTACTGCGCCAATCGATAGCCCGTTTGCAGGGGCTTGATGGTTCCGCTTGCAAGGGTTCCGTCGATGTCCCAAGTCCTGCCCACGATTTTGTCCGTGCTGAACGAGGCTGGGATAAGTGTGCCGCATAGGGTTTCCACGACCTTATCTCCCTTGCCGTAAAAGTTACCCGTGTTGAAGATTCGGCCTCCATATCCCTCACGAGCCAACGGGTAGGACTGCTTGTAGGTCTTGGACAGGTAATCACCCATGTCCTTGTACTTGAAGATAATATTGGTATAGGCGTTGGGGTCGCCATTGGTGAGGTTCTGCTCGGCGTTCTCGTCGGATTTCTGCGACCAGTCCACCACCGACCCGCTGGAATAGAAGTCCTTCCACGGCTCGATGTAGAGCAGTTTGGGGTCCTGCGGGTCGGGCATGAACTGCAGGTTGAACATCTTCTGCAAGTCCTGCAACAGGTCGCTCTGCTTCACATCAGCAGGTAGGGCGGTCCGCATATCCAAGACCCCGATGCCAACGGGGTTTTCAAGGCAGGTCCATTGAACCGTTGCACCCGAAAGGATGGAGAAAGTACTTGTCAAATAGTTCGGACCCGCCGTAACTGTGAACCCGATATTGGCCGTCGTGTTGGCTGGGATGGTCACATTTTGGAAGCGGACCGTGAACTGGGTGTTGGTTGCAAAACTTATCCCCGTGATGACTGCGTTGTCCGTGGAGTTCGTGATATTTCGGATGGACATATTGGCCCCGAATCTTCCAGCAGTTGTGCCGCTGACCGTCAAGGTCACATCCACATTCCAACGGGTTGGAACGGCTGGATTTGAGAACACGCTGGACGATGCGACCCAATACCCTGGATTGTCGTAGAACGGGGCAGGCGTGTCTTTGGGGAATAGAGCGGTTGCGTTTGCCGTTCCTGCAAAGGTTACATTCCCCGTGCTTTGCGCAAGGATGTTGGACCCCGATAGGTTTATCGGCATGGTCCCCGCTGCGTAAGGGATGACCAACTTGCTGAACAAGGAGGAATTGAAGAAATTGGATGAGTACCTGAATCCCGCCTCGGCAAAGATGAGGTCCACCATCTTCTTGACATAGATGCTCGGACCGAGCCTCCACCATGGGGCTTGGAACCAACCGCCCCCTTGGTTCAAGATGTCCGTGAACCCTGCCGCATCCACCACCCCGTAAACATACCCGCTTGATGCCGCACCGCTTGCCGTCCAAGTGCCGCTCACATGGCCGCTGGTGGGCGTGTGGTTCATGCCCGTAACGCCTGCCGTGTTGACGAGCATATTCCCCTCAATGGCTTTAAACAAACTCACATTGTCCGTAAACAACCCCACCTCATAGGTGACGGTTCCCTTGGTCTTGCTCATGCTAAGCAGTTGCAGCACTCCGCTGAACACCTGCACCCCATCCTCCCACATGGCGGCACGAATCCGCTTGTTCGGTTGGAATCCACCCACGAAGGACTGGATATTGTACGCATACGCAAAGCAGGCCCGATTCGTTGGGGTGTTGGGGAGGGTTATCGTCTTGCTGAACGACCCCCGTTGCTTGGTCACATCCTCAATGTCGCCAATGGAATAGGTGACTGCGATGTCGGTCCCGCCCATCGTGTCAAGAACATAGGCGAGTTCGGGCATCCCGTTCAGCCCCGCAAATCGGAGGTACAGGCAGTCAAAGCAGGCCGCTTCAACCGCATCCGCTCCATCCGCATCGGCACGGGCGTTGAAGTTGTTCCACGCCGTTAAGTCGTCGATGAAGGTTGCCGTCGGGTAGGCTATCAGCGTGACGCTCATAGGATGTTATTATCGTAGGCCACCGCAATCTCGATTTGCAGTTGGGTCAAGCGGTCGTTCCGTCTGGTTACAAATTGATACTGGTTCGCATTGACCACCGCTTCCACAAGGGTTCCGTTGAGTTCCAACCAAACATACCCGCTCCGTACCATCTCGATGAGCCATTCGGATTCGGCATCCGTCAGCCAGTCGCTATTCAAAGCGTACACATAGTCAAACGACCCTGCCCAAACCTTGTTGTAGGTTGTGGTAGCGTACACATCCGAGTTGTACCCGAACACCTCCCGCTCAATGTTGGCCCGCTTCCTGTTCTTCATGGTGAAGGTGTAGGAATCAATGCCGCCGTACTTGTTCACAAAGTGGACGGGGATGGAGTTGAACCGCTGGCAGGGTCCGAAGGTAAAGGTGGTCTGCACCGAGCCAAGGCCAGCATTCCCCAAGAACTGCACCGTGTAGGAATCGCCCTCAACCGCTCCGCTCAATGCCGTAATGGTTCCCGATAGGTTTGCAGGTCCGCAAGCAAAGCGTTGGATGTTGTAGTCGGTCGTCCCCGAAAGGCTTGGAGTTACGGCGAAGTTGTAATCCGTTCCCTTGTAGTTCACTTGGGCCGATACGAGCCAAGTGTCGTTGGGTGATACGGTTGTGTACCTGGTCCCATTGATGGCAAGGAAATTCCTGCCCCCTTGGTACACCGTGAAGGCCGTAGGGGTTGTCAGCGGACGGACATTGGTGAAACTGCTACCAATGCGGAAGTAACTGCTCAAACTCCATGTGGCCAACTCCAACTGCTCCAAGTTCCCCGCAAAGGCCATCACCCCGCTGACCGTTGTGGTCGCTCCTGTGACGACGGGCGTGTTCCCGTACTCCTGCGTAAAGTCCAAACGATAGCCCGAATAAAACCCCGAATGGTCCACGAATCCCGTCTGCGTCAAGGACGGCTTGCTCGGTGCTACGAGGGTTTCAACCACCTTCTGCACATCGAAGAATCCGAAGTTGGTGGTGGGCAATTTGTCGCATTTCAGCCTTGCCAGCGTCGTCCCTGCGGGGTTCTTCACATCGCAGACATAGCGGTAATTTGGTTGTGCAATCAGCGAGCCGCTGACCTTGTAGAGCATCTTGTTGTAAACGGGCGTGGCCACAAGGGGCGAACCCGAAAGGACGGTTATTGACATGGGTTATCGGACGGTTGCGACGCTGATGGACTTGCCGAGGACTTCGGCGATGTTTTCGGTTAGCACATCCACCATCTCCTTGGTGGCTGCGTTGGACATGAAGTTGGTGGCCCGTAAGCCTTCCCGCCGAATCTTGTTGGCGATGTTTATGGCGAAGGAGCGGTTGGCGGCCTTCTTGTCACGGCCTTCCAGTTGGATTTCTTTGAATGCAATCCACTCCTGGATGGGTCGGATAGGTGGCCGCTTGTCCCTGTACTGAAAGGGACTGTTCGGCGCACGGCTACTGCTGACCGCACCCTTGACACCGAGGTCCACGAACTTCCAATAGTCGTTGGCCACAATAGCGACCACGAAGGAAGTGTCGGTCAGGGTGATGGGCTTGATATCAATGCTTGCCGATAGGGAATCGCTTGCAATGGCGTTGGCGTTGGCGAGGTTTTGCTTGGCTAATTTGACTACCCCTTCCAGCCACTTCGTGACCAAGGCGTAGGACTTGTTCTCAATCGCTCCATCCGCAAGGCTTACCCCGAAGTCGGCCAAGGCTTCCTTCTGCAAGTCGGTCAGTTTCTTGCCTGACCCGCCTACGAATACATCAAACTCCATGCTGGTAAATGTAACCCGCCCAGCAAAGTGTCCTACTTACGCCGCATCCGCTCTGCCTCTTGGCGTTCTGCCTCCAAAATGTCGTGAATCAGCAGGGCGTAGTTCAAGAACTCCACCGCCTTCATCGCAAAGATGGCATCAAATTTCAGCACATCCTTGTTCGCCATCCTCCACACGACCATCAGCCAACCGTAGCCTGCAAGGGGGTTGGTTACTGGGCCTGCATCCCCTTCGTCAGGTGCTTGGAATAGTCGCTCAAAACTTTCAAGTAACTTTCGGAACTTAGCAAAAAAAAACTGACCACCCCCCAAACATCCCCGATTTTGGCGTGGGACTTGAACAGTTCGGCCCGCTCTTGATGACTTGCCCCGTCGTATTTCTTCGGGAACCATCCCATGAACCCGCCCTCCCTGCAAAGGGTCGCCATGATGCGGTGCAGGTTTTGGACCAACTTCTTCTCGTCCGTCGTGTCGGTATCCATCAGGTCAATCAGTTGCCCAGCGGTTAACTCATCCGTGAACACCGTCGGAATCCACCATTTGCCGCCTGCTTTGAACCGCCTCTTGTAGGCGAGGGTGGGTAACTCATTCCACTCCGCTATGATGGTCTTGTATCGTTTGGTAAGCCCCTTGGCTGGCATTTCTCGGACGAGCGATACATCCACCCCCTCAACTATCGCCACGACCCCTGCACGCTTGTCGTAGTCGGTCAGGACAGGGCTGAACTCCAGCGCAGCGATGCGTTGGAACTGGTCAATGGTGAGGTCTTGGAGTTTCATAGTTTCGGTCTTGCGTTGCAATGTACGGAAGGAACCACGACCATCGGAAGGCCGTGCAGTAGGGCAAGGTTGGTCAGCACGCTTTGGTCGTGCCTGTGGTCAATGAAGGATGGATGGTTCGGGTATTCGCTGGGGTCATCGTTCACGACCTTATCAACCGCAAGCCACTTGGACCACTCTTGCATCAAGGCGATATTGGCCTCGGTCTTGCGTAATCCCAAGAACCCTGCCTCCAACTGCATCGGTCCCTCGTTGAAGAACTGCAAGCAGTCCATCAATGCGTAGCAATCGCCCTTGGTGTAGGAGATGTGGTTGTGGAAGTTTTGGTGCAGGAGGATGGGGTTGTCGGTCAGCCATCGCTTTGCAAAGTCAAAGCACTCGTCCGTGTGGACATCTTGGGCATCAAGGTAAAGCAGGGCTTCGTCGTCTTGCAAATCCAGCAGAGCGTCCAAAATGATTTTCGGCTTCCACCTCCACCAATCGTTGCCCCTGCCTGGTCGTTTCTCATCCTCGGTGGTCGTAATCGGGAACGGATACTGATTCGCCTGCGCCCTCGCTGCTGGAAGGTATTCCCTCGTTGCGTAATTGACCCCGACTAAGTACATCTTAGAACCCGTGAGAGTTTGCGAAGGCGTGTTTGAAGGCTCCCACGTTGTAGGGAATGTCGGCGAACCTCTGCGAGTAGGCTCGTTCTAAAATGTGGCCGACGTGGGGAATAGCGACCAACTTCTGCTCAATGCAAGCGATGGTTAGGTCAAGGTAGGAGTCGTCCCAAGTAAGCGTGTAATTGGAAGTTACAGGCACAACGGGTTGATAGAACTCCTTTGCACCCCTTCCAGTCAACTGCTTGATGTGTGGCTCGTAGTTATCACCACACGACCAGTAAGGCACAACGTCAACAGGGACTCGGAAGTAAGCGCAGTAGGCCCGTTGGTCAAAGTCGCCTGTCTTGGTGAGGTCGTACTCGAAGAGGTTCACGACATCTCCGTTCTTGATGTATCCGTTCTTGGCTAAAGCATACCACCCCGTCCAAGCGACGAGGTTACGGTGGCTCTCAATGTTGTCGGGTTCGTTTCTTGCGATAATGTGGTCAAGCCCAGCCATGCCGTCAAAGTCCTTGAACCCAAGCATGACCCAAGTGTAGGGAAAGAAGTCCCTGAACCTTCCCTCGGCTTCGCATTGCTTCACGATATCGGTATCGTGGCAGAAGATGTAAGTTTTTGCCTTCATTTCTTGTAGAGGGTTAAGAGCATACGGCCTCGTTGGTCCGTTGACCCCTTGGCTTCGTGTGGCTCCAGTTGGCTTGTGAGGTTGACCATCGTCAGCAGTTCGGCATCGTGGATGACCATCGTCCCACCGGGGTTGAGGGCTTTGTTGAACAACTCCACCATTTCGGGAATCATTCCATCCCCGTGGTCCGAGTCGTGAAAGATGAAGTCAAAAGTTCTGACCTCTTGCAGGGCCATGTGGCTCGGTTGGTTGTTCCATTCGACCTTGAACTTGGACAGGAGTGCTTTGCGCTTATCCTCAACCGTTGTGTCGGTATCGTAAACCACCACGTCAAGCCCAGCCAAGGCGATAGCGAGCGTCGAGTGTCCGAGGTAGGAACCCAGTTCTAAAGCGTGGCCTCCCTTGTGCTTCTTGGCTTCCTCGTAGATTTCAATGATGTGGTCCACCGCAGTCGTGTAAATGTGCGAGTAGTCCAAGGCTTTGAGTTGGTCGATGTGTTTTTTCATGCTAAAAAGTTATGACAAAGCGTTCAGGTGAAGGCCAGCCGGGGTTAGAATCAAAGACCTTGGTGTCGGGTTTCTTTCCTATCCAATGCTCGGCTTGATAGCGTTGCTCCCGTTTCGGCTCACCGAGTTCTTTGATGTGGCTCGACTTGGCCCACCAAAAGTTGCCCCCAAAGTACGGATAGCCTTCGGGGTTGTTTTGGTCAGCCATGTGAGGGAACTGCTCCTTGGTGATCCAATGGCATCCGACTGCATCCACTCCCTCCAGCATTTGAAGGGAACGCTCCCAAGCGACGACGTTGAAGAATAGCATGGACCTGCCCCAAAGTTGGGTTGTGAGTGCCGGATTGGATGACCCCTTCGTGTGGGCGTAGAGGTACACGGCTTCCTCTTCCTGCGAGGCCCGGTACATTTCAGTCAGCGTAGCCTGCTCCCAAGCGTTGGTCCGGGTTACCACGACCTTGACCTTATCGGCCACCATCGAGCCTTCCAGCACCTCCTTGACCGCCTTGCGTTGTTCGGGTGGTCCGACGATGCCGACCCTTATCTCATCCAAGACCCCGATGAGGCCGTAGTTGCAGACGGCCATCATGTGTTGGTGCATGATGAGTTGCCATTGCCCGCCTCCGCCGCAATAGATGTGGTAATAGTGGATGAGTTTCATTGGGTGAATAGGAGGGTTAAGATGCAGGCGATGAAGACCAAGGCCAGCACGACCCGACCAATGGCAAGGGCGAGGTCAAGGATGGATTCGAGGTTCATGGGGGTAAAGTTACACCACCAAGTACTTCCCCGAGTTGCTGACCGCCAATTTGTTGAGGGCCACATATCGCAGGGCATCGCAGGCGTGGTTGTACGAATCAATCGGCACCCCCGTGTCCTTCCCGTCCTTGTCCGTGGCCCAGGTGTAGGAGCGGAGTTCCTTAATCAAGTTGACCGAATCCTTGGTCACATGAAGGTTGAACCGCTTGACCACATCTATCCCCTGCCTGACCGAATCGGGACCCTTGGATGCGGGCTTGATGTTGAACCCCAATCGGTAGATTTCCTCAATGCTCTTGGGTTCGGCTGAATCGGCGACAATCTCCCAAGCCCTTGTAATCCCGAACTCCTTCAACCTTGTTGCTATGTCGGAGTTGGTCAAGCCCCGATGATAGAGCAGTTCGTGAATGAATAGGTCATCACCCCTGCGGTACACGGCGACCAAGGCCGTGGGGTCGTTGCTGAACCCCCAGTCAAGGCCGTAGGCGACGAATTTCATCGTGCTTGGGTCAATCCCTTCCACCACCGTGTAGTCCCCGTAGATAGCCCCTTGGAGCGTTCCAACTTGACCGAGGCCGTACACCTTCCACCAGTTCGCCCAGTATGCGGATGTTTCGGCTTTGGTGCGGTTCAGTTCGATATCGTTGCGGATGGTGTCGGGCAGGGCCTCGTTGTCTTGGTATGTGAGAATCAGGAACTCCGCATCGGATTCGGGCAAGACCTCCGTATGCGCCCAGAACTCATGCGTGGGGTTGAAGTCAATGTAAATCTCTTGACTTGTACGAATCGCCAACTGGTAGTAGGAATCAAAGTCAATATTGTTCGCCTCGTTGATGTAGAGGATTTGCCGCCTTGCCCCTCGGAGCCTTGCCTCCGAATCAGCCGAAAAGAACTCAATCGTGGAACCGTTGGCGAAGTTGTATTGCAGGAGGGTCTTGTTCCAGCGGTCGGGAACCCATCGATGGGTCCATTGCATAATCTTGGCGAAGTCCTTAATCGCACCCCTGCGAAGGTGAGGGACGGATTCGGACACCACCGAAATCT